CTACGCCGCAACGGCGGCGTCAGCAGTCATCCGTTCCGCCTTCCGGCCGGAGAACTGCTCCCAGCGCTGGACGATCACATCGCAGTACGCCGGATCGATCTCCATGAGGAACGCGCGGCGATCGGTCTGCTCGCACCCGATCAGCGTCGAACCGCTGCCGCCGAAGAGGTCGAGCACGTTCTCGCCCGGCCGCGATGAGTACTGGATAGCCCGCACCGCCAGCTCGACCGGCTTCTCGGTGAGGTGGACCATCTTGTTGGGATTGACCTTCTTGATCGACCACACGTCGGGCACGTTGTTCGGGCCGAGAAAGACGTGCGCAGCGCCTTCGCGCCATCCGTAGAAGCACCACTCGTGGTCGCCCATGAAATCCTTGCGGGTGAGCACGGGATGCTGCTTGTGCCAGATGACGGCCTGGCTGAAGTAGAGATGGCATGCCTTGAGCGCCGGCGGGTAGTTCGCGCAGTTCGCGTACCCGCCCCAGATGTAGAAGCCGCGCCCGGGTAGCAGCGCGCGGGCGATCTGACCGAACCATGCGAGCAAGAGGCGATCGAACTCTTCATCGGTGACGAAGTCGTTGATGAGCGGCCGGTCCTTGGCCCGCATCTTCTGGTGCGTCTTCTTCTTTTCACCTTGCCGCGCAACATCGAACGACTGGTGATGCGTGCGTCCGCCGGACTTCTTCTGCTGCTCGGGGAAGGACGAGTTGCCCGCGGCGATGGCGTTGTTGCTGCGCGGCTCGACCTTCACGTTGTAGGGCGGATCAGTATTGCAGAGATGGATCGGCTGGCCGTCGAGCAACCGATCGACGTCGATCTCCGATGAACTGTCGCCGCAGAGGAGGCGATGGTTACCGAGCACCCAGAGGTCGCCGGGCTTGGTGATCGGATCGTCCGGCGGCTCGGGCACGGAGTCGGGATCGGTGAGGCCTTCCTTGACGCCGTCGGGTCCGGCGTCGAGTAACTTCGCCAGGTCGTCGGCGTCGAAACCGAGCAGCGACCAGTCGATGCCTGCGTCGCGCAACTCGGCGATCTCGATCGGCAACAGGTCCATGTCCCACGTCGCCAGCTCACCGGTCTTGTTGTCGGCGATCCGGTACGCCCGAATCTGCTCCGGCGTCAGGTCGGTCGCGACATGCACCGGCACCGTTTTCAGTCCGAGCTTCTGCGCCGCCTTCCATCGCGTGTGGCCGCAGATGATCACGCCGTCGCCATCGACGACGATGGGTTGGCGGAAGCCGAACTCGCGGATCGATTGCGCGACGGCATCGACCGCATCATCGTTCTGTCGCGGGTTCTTCTCGTAGGGCGTGATCTCATCGATGGGCCGTTCGGTGACTTCGATCATGGACGACTGCCTCCTTGCAGTGTGGGGGTAGAATGGCGGTGCCCGCAGCGGGCTCATGCCAGTGCTGGCCAGGAGCACCGACGATGCGAGAACAGAGGAAGATTCCAGAACAGTTGCGCGAGGAGGTGGCGCGATGTGCGCACGCGATCTGGCGCGAGCGCATGATCGAACAGGGCTGGAAGGCGGGCCCCGCTTACGACGCGGATGCCAAGGTGCACGATGGCCTGCAGCCGTTCGATGAGCTGCCAGCGTTTCGACGCGACCTGATCGCGGATTGGATCGACGCAGACGAGATGGCGGCGGACCTGTTCCGGGTGGTTGAATCCGCGATGGAGGACAATGAGCTGTCCGCTGCCGACGTTGAAGTCGGCGCATCGGTTCGTTTGTCCCGCCCGGACCCGACGCAGCCGATCGATGCCGAGGACGACTACATCGGTCGCGTGGTCGAATGCTCGATTCGCCGGCCCGACTTCGGTCGTCTCGACACCATCAAGGTCCAGTGGCCGGATGGCGAGATCATGGAATACGGCCCCAGCGAACTCGAAGTCGTCCAACCGGTCCCGGTCGCCCGCTGAGCGATCCGGCGACGTGGTCGCCCCCGTTCGCCCGTGTGGCGAAGGGGCGTCCCGGTGGTAGGGCTGGCCAATCTGGGGCCGGCCGCGACACGGGCGAACGTCGCGGCCCGTGGGCGAAGCCGGTCTTGGGCGACCGGACCGGACAAGCGCAACAAACTCTGTCTCCAACGGGTGCTGTTCCCGCGGGCCTCTCCGGCGACCCAGCGCCGGGAAGGAACCATCGCGCCTGCTGGCCCGCCGGCCGCCCGAGCCCGGCCTCGAATCCGTCACGGGAATCCGTCGCATGCCCCTCGCGCGTGCGCGCCCACGGCGCGCGGGTGACAGTGTGACGGATTCATATGTAGAGGAGAGAGAGTGTGTTTCTTCCTTGTACATAGAGGTTTGGGGCTCATCGAATCCGTCTCGGACCGGGCGTGACGGATCTGTGACAGATTCCCCGAATCGGCCCCGATTCAGACCCGATTTGGGCAAACCCGCCCCTGAAACCGTCACCGAGCGTGACGGATTGTGACGGATTCGTGACGGATTCCACGTCGCGTGACTCATGCCAGCTGATACCCCTGTGCGTTCTTCGTTCGTGTGGTGATCTCGACGGGCTCGATGTCGCCCTGCTGCAGGAGTGTGCCGACGATCTGATCGAAGTCGGCGGCCTTGCACCGCATGGCCCGCATGAGCTCGCGGCGAGCCATCCTTCGATCCGGCGCTTGTTGCAGCCGCCGCACGAACTTCAGGCACTCCGCGTGGAACGGGTTCTCCGCGACATACGTCGAGGCGAGATAGAGCTGCCGTCGCGTCTGGTGCCTGGCGAACCGCGCGGCCCATTCGACGGCAGGCAGATCGATCGACGGGTCTTCGTGGTTGACGCTGCACGCATAGATCAGCGCCAGCTTGAGGGCGTTCTCGCAGGTCCGGCTCCACGCCGTCCGCGCGACCTCGTCGTTGGACCGGTCGGCGCTCGCGTATTCGGCATCGGCGGTCGCCCGCAGCGCAGCGATCGCCTCCTCAGCCTCGGGTGTGTGTGGAACGACGCGCGGCTGAGGATGGACCTTGAACAGGTTGCCGTGCTTCGCCCCCGGCTGGAACTCGCTCCACCAGCGGGCAATGTCGAGGATCTCCTGCGGGATGTCGCGGGCCGACCCGGGGGTCTGGCCCGCGCTGCGACCGCCGACATCGACGATCATCATGCGGGCGAAGAAGCCGTTGGTGAGCATGCGCTGGCTGAGCGACTCGTAGAAGTGCTGCGGCGTGGCGGTGCCGAAGAGCGTCAGATGCGGTTGATCGATGTGGGCCGCTTCCTTCTGATTGGCCCGGACGCGGAGCGGGTAGATGTCATTGGCGGCGGTGTAGAGCGTCAGCAGGACGTTGGGGATCGATTCGCGCTTGCTCTCGCGGTCGAGATTGATCTGCCGCAGCACGCCGTCCATCTCGTCGTTCTGGAAGAGCATGGCGCTCGTGCGCGCGAGCGCATCCTGAATGCCCTCGCCGGAAGCGAACTTGTCGCCCAGCGCGTCGGACTCCCCGATCTCGAAAAGGATGCGGGAGTTCACCTTGCGGGGGAAGTCTTTCCCCGTACCGGAGCTCGCGAGCGCGAGGAGATAGATGTTCGGCCGCAGATCGCCGGGTGTGCAGACCTTGCGGGCCGCCAGGAACGACTGCAACGCAACCGCCCCGCAGAACGCGAGCGCCACGTTCGGATACGGCGCAGCGTCAAGGCAGAAGTCGATGACCCGGTCGACGAAGCCAGGCACGCGGAGCAAGTCTTCGGGGAGCGGCCCCGGATCGTTTGGCGACGGCGCTGCTGGCCCAGCGCGCTCGCGATCACTCTCACCGCACAATGTGCCGAGCAGACTGGAGAGATCGACCTCCGGATCGATGGCCGGCCGCGCGGCGTACTCCGAATCGATCGCGCGTCTCAGATCGTGCCATGTGTACTGCTGGCCCCGGTTGTGCTTGTTGCAGTAGGCGAGCTGGCCATCATCGCCGATGAGCACGGCGATGTCCGAGCCGCCGGTCGAGACGATGTCAGGGTTGACCGGGCAGCGCTCGAGCAGGAGCATCGTCTTCGAGCCGTTGCGGCGCTCGCCCTTGACCGCCACGCCGCGGGCTTCGAGCCAGGCGCGCACGGCGGTAGGCGTTGACGGGAAGCGCTCGTTCGCAACGTCGGCCACGGGGTTCGCCCGTGTCGCGCCCGGCCGCGAGGCGACGGCCGCAACCGCCTCGAGTTGCTCCTGGCCAACCGTGGCGATCGTCGTAGGCACGTCGACGAGATGTGAACGCCGGTGCGGTCGATCCTCGACGCCGGAAAGGTCGCGCAGATCATCGCCCTTACGGGCGACCGTGCCGATGACTTTGACGATCCGCGCCGGGTTGAACACCGAGCGATCGACAGATACGAGATCGTCATCGAACTGCGAAGCCAACGCATCGAGGACGCGCTGAACCAGTCCGCCGTCGTCAGTCGGCAGATCGATGCGGTACAGCAGGTGGTAGCCATTTCCCGACATGGCCAAGACCGGCACAGGCCAGCCGAGCGATGTCAGATGATCTCTGACGGCCTTGGCTCGCTCGCGCGCGATTGCCAGTTCCGTGTCGGTGGCGCTCACGCCGCTCGGGCGGATGGGATCGACATCGACGAGCAGCCAGCGCCGATGCGTGATGTTACTGTCCGCGGTCGTTTCGGCGGCGCGAGTCCGAAGCCGATTGGCGGCCCGCGCAAGCAGGTCGGGCCGCACGGGATTGAGCGTGATGTAGATGCCCGGTGCGAGGCCGGATTCGTCGAGCTCGACCGTCGCGGCAGCGGCCTGATCAAGCGCATCGGACGTGAAGTAGCCGGAGACCGTCGAGGTGTACGATGAGTTCCGGCGCTCGCGGCACTTCGGCGCGCGCACCTCGAACACGTCGCCCGGCTCGAAGAGAAGCGCGAGGAAGCGCTGCACATCGGATTGGTGTGCTGACTCGGTCACAGCGCCGGTTCTGCTCAGAACGGAATGTCCTCCTGATCGATGCCGTAGGTCGCGCCGACCTGCGTCGGGGGATCAGGCAGATCGTCCGGGTCTTCGAGGCGCGGCGGGATGTCACCGAGCACGTGATCCACGACGCGCTCGAACCGCTCGCCGGCCTTTGTCTCGATGGTGATGCTCAGCGTCGGCGCGAGCGCGCCCGCCTCAGCCAGATCGACCGCCTCCTCGACCGTTGCCGGCACCGGCTCGCGCGAGCGCTTCCGCCACCACTGTTCCGCCTTGGCGCGAGCGTAACCCGTGTGCTCGATACAGACCCACTCGCGATACCACGAGTTGAAGCCGCACCGATATTCGACGCGCATCGTGGGCGGCGCTTCGCCCGTCGGATCGTCGCGCTTGTAGTGGACGTTGTACGAGACATCGGTGATCCGCTCATCCCAGCGCGACGTCTGTCCTGAGAGGATGCCTTCGTTCGTCGCGGTCGCCTCATGCTTCTGGCGCTCGGGCGGCGGGAACTCATGGCCGCACTCCGGGCATCGCGCATACCCGGCCGCAATGACCGCGCTGCACTCCGGGCATTCCTTGGCGGGCGCTTCGCCATCACCATTCGTCTGCTCGCGCAGCCGGATCTGATCGACCGGCCCGTGGCGCAGGACGTTGCCGCCGAAGTCGAGCACGAGACAGTCCGTCTTGCCATCGCAGAGCCGGAAGCCGCGGCCGACCATCTGGTAATAGAGCCCCGGCGAGAGCGTCGGACGAAGCAGCGCTACGCAGTCCACGTTTGGCGCATCGAACCCCGTCGTGAGTACGTTGACATTCGCCAGGTACTTGAGGTCACCGTGCTTGAATCGGTCGATGAGTCGATCGCGTTCCTTCGCTGGCGTGTTGCCCTCGACTAAGCCGCACTCGACACCGTGCCGCTCGCGCAGCATGGCCATCACGTGCTCGCCGTGACGAACGCCGGAGGTGAAGATCAGGACCGAGCGGCGATCAAACGTGTGCTCGATAGTCTCAGCGCACGCGGCCTCGACGAGCGCATCGGTGTCCATGAGGTCCTCGACCTCGCCCGCGATGAACTCGCCGCCGCGCACGTGGAGTTCGCTCGTATCGACCTTCGACGCGCCGGCCTTCGTGCGCAGCGCCGACAGCCAGCCCTGGACGATGAGCTCGCGCACGCCGATCTCGTAGCAGACCTCGTTCAGCATGTTCTCGGGCGCGCAGATCGTGCCGGTTTTCATCCGGAATGGGGTCGCCGTCACTCCGATGACGCGGAGGTTCGGATTGACCACCTTGGCGTCCGCCAGGAACTGCCGGTACATGCCCTCGCCGTCGGGCGGGATCAGGTGTGCCTCGTCCACGATCACGAGATCAACCGGGCCGAGATCGCAGGCGCGCTGGTAGATCGACTGGATGCCGGCGATCGTGACGGCGTAGCCGAGGTCCCTGCGCTTGAGACCTGCCGAGTAGATTCCCACAGGTACATCGGGCGCAATGGCCCGGAGTTTGTCGGCCGCCTGTTCGAGCAGTTCCTTGACGTGCGCGAGAATCACGACACGGCCGTTCCACAGGTTGACCGCGTCGCGGCAGATCGTCGCGATCACCGGCGTCTTGCCGCCCCCGGTCGGGATCACCACGCACGGGTTGTCATCGCGCGTGCGCAGATGCTCGTAGACGGCATCGACCGCCTCGACCTGGTACGGCCGCAGCGTCATCGCCATTGTCATGACGCCGCCTCCGAGCGGGCTGGCGCAATGCGACCGTCGCGCGTGATCTTCAGAAACGCCTCGTCCTCCGCAATCGCTTCCTCAGGCGTACAGCCGGCGTCGTACCAGTTGCCCCACTCGGGAACGTGAGAACGTGGCTCGGCCGGCCCGCCGATACTCATCAGGTATTTGAGCCATTCTTCGAACGAGTGTGTGCGGCACGTGATCATGCTGCGACCTCCGCGCCGTCCGGCAGGATGCAGCGGTCGTGCATGATTGGAACTGTGTAGAGCGTGTCGCTGCGCCGGCCGAGATAGCCGATGATGAACGCGTTCACCCATTCGACAGGCCGGCCGGTGCCATAAAGGGGGATCGGCTTGCACAGACATCCGGCGCTGCGGGCCTCGATGATCCGGCCGCCCCCGGAAGCCCAGATGTTCTGGACCATGTGCGCATCGGCCCGGTGCGTATGGCCGTGGATGACGCTCTTGCCCTGGCTGATCTGAAGATGATTGCGCGTGGCCGCCTTTGCGTATGACCAACCGTGCACGGCGATGATGCGCGAGTTGACCTGGTAGTGCGGATAACGCCCGTCGGCCGAGCCGTACGGCACGTAGGTGAAGCGCTTGCGGTTCTTCGCCAGCTGGAGCCGGGGCGCCAGCATCGAGTACGCGCCGCGCCCCTCGGCCGTCGCCGCCGCCCAGCGGTCGAGCCGGTACTCGTGGTTGCCCTCGACCATCACCAGCCGATCGCAGCACTGCTGAATGCGGTCGAGCAGCGCGTTGGCCGCTTTCAAATCCTCGTTGTAATCACTCTCCGGCACGCCGAAGGTCGGCGGATGGACGGAGAACTGGCCGCAATCGAGGAGATCACCAAGGCAGACGATAAGGTCGGGCCGGATGCGCTCCGCCGCGCGGCACAACACTTCGACAGCGCGGACATTCTGATGCGGGATGTGCACGTCGCCGAAGGCGAGCATCACCTTCGACTTGCGCGCCTTGGTCCTTGCCATCATTCATCTCCCGCGATCATCGCGGCCGTGCGGGCGTAGCCGGCGATATCGACGAGGTTGTCTCGCTTGTGCCGGTGTGCTTCGCGGGCGAGTTTGACAGCGATCATGCACAGCGGAATGTCCATCGCAGTGATCGGCGCGCGCAGTTTGGCTGCGAGCACGCCGTTCCACATCGCGGCGGTGCGTGCGAAGTCATCGCGAGGATGGCCGTAGTCGTTCTGCCGTGCGCCGCTCGTGACGTGCGAGGCCTCGGCCAGGACGGAGACGGGACGCGGCGGCTCGTCGGTGATCTTGAGTCTGTGCAGTTGCACCCACGGTGACGGCGGGTCGGTAAGCGCGTCAAGCGTTGTGATGTCGAGCACCGGCAGGCGCAGCTCCCACGCGAGCATGTACTCCAGCTTCGCCCCGCGCGACTTCTCCCAGCCGGGCAGCATGGCGATGCCGTCGCACTGCAGGAGCAGTTCGAGATCGGCGCGGATGTACTCGGATCGCTTGAGATCGGTGTCACCATCGAAGTTCCGCGCGGGATTCAGCGGCTGGAATCCGGCCTGCCGCAGCCGCTCTTCCGCTGCGAAGAAGGCAGGGAAGTTGTGCTCGGGCAGACCCGTCATTGGACCCGAGATATAGATGTGCTTCGTCTTGCCGTTGAGGTGAACCATTCAGACATGCTCCGGAGAGGTTTGCTCGATCTGGACCACGACCTTGCCCTCGGCCACGACGGCCCCACGCCGGATGTCGAGGTGATCGATCTGCGAGTCGTCCTCGTACGCGCCGCCGTGCTCGAGCGCATCGAGCAAACTCTTCATCGCGTTGTCGAGATCACGACGGCGACGATCGGGCGGATGGACGTCGATGCGCACAGCCAGCCGCCCGGTCTGCCGACGAATACCCGCCACGGCGAGGATCGAGCCCACCTTGGTGCGGTAGGCCCGACCCTCGCGGCTGATGAGCACACGACATCCGTGTCGTGTGCGCACGGTGCGCCAGTAGTGGTTGACGCTCGGCGGGTAGGGCAGGGTCAACTTCATGCGGCGATGAGTGCACAGTCCGTCTGAGCGGCGGAGGCGCATTCGCGTTCACGACGCCAGTGGAGGATCGCCATCAATTCGCGCTCCGCCTCCGCACGGTTCGGGAACTCTGCGCGGCGCTTCGTGTCGCGCGTCCAGGCGTAGTGCTCCGTGAGCACGCTGGTGCCACGCCAGTAACCGAGATGTCCGTCGTAGATCGCGTAGCACGTGCGGGGCTTCCCACGCGCCGGCTGGACTTCGATTTTCATGACACGCTCGTCGCAGTCGGTCCGGTCGTCAGCGGCCGTCATCTCAGGTTCGTTCAGCGCTTCCACGGTGGTGTGCTCCCATTCGAGGTTGCGGCCGGACGCGGCGCACTCGTCTCGCGCTTCGCGTAGCCCTTGATGACGTTGGTCAGCTCGCCGTTGTCTTCGCGCTTCTTGCAGCCGACCGAGATGGTCATCGGGAGGTTGTGCAGTTCGACGGAGTCGTTGGGCTTCATCACGCCGACGGCGCGGCAGATCGAGGAGAGCGTGCCCTTGGCGATCTGAACCGTCAGGTCATTCGGATGCTTGAGCGTGAGCCGGTCCCAGAGCTTGCGGCCCTTGTACTGGCCCTCGATCACCTCGAATTCCAGCTCGAGGTACTCGCCGGTGCCGGCCTTGGTGGGCTTCATCTCGCTGCTGGTGATGACCGCCAGGTACTTGCCGGCGGGGATGGGGTCGAAGCCGACGTTTGGCTCGACCTCGTGCGCGTCGAATCCATTCAAGTGCGCCATGTTCAGGCTCCTTGCTCGGTTGCGGGTTCGGAGGTGGGTTCTGCCGTGGGGATGTTGGGGTTCTCACCGCGGACGAACGCGCCGTAGATGCGGTAGTCCAGCGGGAACTCATCCGGCAGGTTCAGGCGGTTCTTCGCCACGTGCGCCGGGCGCTCGGTCGTGCGAACGATGCGTTCGCCGGTGCCGATGCCGTGCGTGCGCTTGCGGTCGAAGCCCTCGTTGGTCGTCTTGGTGTGGACCTGGTACGTGGCGAAGAGAACCTCGTCGCACCATTCCTGGACGAGGGCCGAGGCCTGCTTCTGGAGACGTGGCGAATAGCGGTCGTAGGTGTCGGTCTCGGGGTTGGCGAACTTCTCGATCTGCGCGTGGGCGATGAGGATCACCTGCATGCCGCGCTCGTTGCGAAGCGCATCGAGGCCGGCGAAGATCTCGCGCCACTGGGTGAGCGCGAACACGTACCCCTTCGCGTAGCCGATGTCCTCGATCGATTCGACGCCGCGCTTGCCGCAGACCTCAGCGAAGATCAGGCGCTCGAGCCAGTCGAGCGAATCGATGACCACCGTCTGGTACTCGTGCTGCGCGGAATACAGTCCCGACAGCGCATCGACGACGTCGCTGTACTTAGTCGCAAGTGGAAAGCGGTCGACTTCGAGATCGTTGATGCCTTCTTCGGTCTGGATGAAGATCGGCTTCTCGGCCATCGCGCCGAAGGTGCTCTTGCCGACGCCGTGGACGCCGTAGAGGAGAACGCGGCGCGGCAGTTGGGCTCGTCCTCGCTGGATCGTGCTGAGTGCGGTCATGCGGTTCCTTTCATGCTTTGTGCTGGGCTCGATTGGAAATGGAGCGGGCGGGAGTCCAACTCAGACCCCGGATCAGCCGTCCGTGGCTGGTCGTGGCCATCCATCCGTGGCCCACGATCGTGCAGACTCGCGGGGAGGCTTCCGAGGGAGTTGTCGGGGGCAGTCGTCCCGCCCGCTCCAGAGGGAGCGAGATCACGCACCTTCACGACGGCAACGATGTCGGAGTCGTCGTGCGGTTCATGTCGATCGCTCGAGCAGCGCGAGCACAACTGGTCGGGAGACGTCGTATCGCGTCCGCAACCGAGGCAGCAGCGCACTTCAACATCAGGACACATGAGAACTCCTGTCGTAAAGACGCAGCGATTCGAAGCGCGTCGGCCACACGCCGGTCTCGCGGCAGCGCGACAACTCGCCCATGGCGCGCTCGTTCACGGCCTGCGCCGCATCGAGGATGCGCGGCGCGATCTGCCAGACACCGCAGCGGAAGGGTTCGCGCTTTTCGACGGCGATCAGGTGGACGGGCAGAACAATGCCGCTGACCTCCGCGACGAGCGCGCGGTAGAACGCCATCTGTTCGACGTAGCCGAACGCGTCGATGTCGAGTTCGAACCCGTCGAGTGAATCGGTCGTCTTCAGATCGACGATGCCTCGTCCGGCTGTGGGGTTGAGCCAGTCGAGCCGCGACTGGCATCGGTGAGCGGCGTACTCGCAGCGGATGACGCCTTCAGCGACGCCGGCAGCGAGCAGCTCGCGGGCGAAGAGGTGAGACGCAACGCTCGCCGCCATCTGCTCAAGGAGCGCCGCCTGATCATCGCTCAGTACGGGCTTGCCGATGCGCGCCGCCCACTCCGCAAACGCCTTCGTGTTTGAACCAAACGGCTTGCCGGTCTTCGGATTGATCGGACCACCGACGGCGAACTCCGCCTCAAAGCGCTCGCGTCCTTCGAGGATGAGAACGTGCGCCGCGCGGCCGATGAGGTACGCCGTCGAGTCCCGCTCCGGGATGAGCCCCTGCTCCTTTTTGCGAAAGAGCAGGGGACATCGCCGGAAGTCAGCGAGACGATGAGATGTCACGTGCTCGGCGCTGCGGGCGTGGTATACGTCCGCAGGCTCGCGCGTCATCACTCGGGTCGGATCGAGGATTTCGGCGGTGCTGACCATCGACAGGTGCTCCTTTGAGTCACCTATGCTGTTGACCAGGCGGTTGCGCAGAAATCTCAATTCCCGAGGCCAGCTTCCTCGAACCGAACACGCATTCTCGCGATCGCCTTCTGAATCCAGCGCCGGGAGACGTTGCGATCCAGGCGGCGACTCCATTCGCGTGCCGCACTCGCGACACCGTGCTCGGCCACGTGCGTGAGGAGTTCCTGCTCGTCACGGCTGAGCTTTCCGAATGCGTGGCGCACGGCCTCCGCGCGGTCGATGACCTCGAACGGCGAAGTGCTGCAGCTGCCTGTCCGTCGCTCCAGGTCGGATTCGTGCAGGAGGGCATCGAGCGTGGATGTCTCGCCGTCGAACTCCACGGTGGTGCCTTCGAGCGACACGGCCCAGTAGTCATCGCAGCGCTTCGGACAGGCGCGGAACCGCAGTTCCATCCCGATCCAGGTGTTCAATGCGTTGGTGACGAACGCCTCCATCGTGCCCTTGGCGGGATCGAAGAGGTGCGCCTTCCGCAGCAGGTGCAGTGACATGCTCTGGCGCAGGTCATCGAAGTCCGATTTGGAGAAATCGCTCCTGCGGCAGAGTTGCGCTGCCTTGATCCTGATGAGTTTGCGGGTGAACGGGTTCGTAACGATGCTGTGGCTGTCGGCCATCGGATTGCTCCGAGGCCGGCCTCTGTGCTCCCGAACCAGTCACGTGACCGCACATCGTTCGTCTGTGCCGCGACACACGCCGCGAGGGATCACAGGTGCGCCCGTGACTGGCCGGTTGTGAGCCAGCCGGCCTCGGACGCAGGCCCTGGTGTCGCGGTTAAAGATGTGGTTGCGACGTTGCGATACCGCCATCACAGATCGCAAACGCCTGTGTGACAGCTAGTTGCGGTACTTCACAACTTTTTTGGCCCTGTCGCAGGATCGCGACGCGACAGTTCTCGCGATGGAGCGCGAGTCCTCGGGCACCTCCAACTCGCCAGCCGCTCGAGCGCGTTTGACGGCTCGATAGATGCGGTCGCGCGAGACGGACCGCCCCAACTGTTCCGCGAGCGCCGCCGCGGCCTTATCGCCGGAGCCATGCTTCAGGTAAGCAGCGACGAGAACGTCATCCTCGAGCTGACCCTTGATCTCCGCCTTGACCTGCGCGCGAACGACCTGCTTCTTGACCTCGGGATCGATCGGCAGAACGCTGCGCGACTCCGCAACGGCGTCCGCTTCGTCGACGGTTTCCATCAGCGCGATCGCATCGATGAGCAGGCGAGCCTTATCCACAGTCGCGATGCTGGAGAGCGCGACCACGGCCGGCACGTGACCCAGCCAGATGCGCTCGTCGGGTACCTGGTGCGGCACCACCACGATCGAGCGCCCGCCAGCGCCGATGTGTGCGGCGATGGCCGTCGCGTCCGGGTCGCGCATGCGCCGAGCCAGCAATACGCCACGCGTTTTCCCTCGCCACGGAATGCGCCCCAGCCGCCAGAGCCGATCGGAAACGATGGCCCTTGGGCGCGAGTTGATGTCGAGCGCTCTCACCACTGCGCCGGCGAGCCCGTCTGGATGAATCTCCCACCCGCAACACATCTCGGCAGCGACCTCGATGCGGAGATCCTCCGGGCAGCAGATGTAGAACCGCGTGCGCCCACCCGCCGTCGACCTCACCACCGGCTCGATATGGCCATCATCACAGTTCGGACATGGCGCGAAGAGACCGGTCGACGCAGCGCGCAGGAGGCCCATGGTCTCGAACAGCGGAACAGTGCCAGCCGGCCAGCGGGCGATCTCGGCGTAGTCGAACTCACAGCCGAGATCGTCCGCCGCAGCCAGCAGCAGGCGCAGGAGATCATCCTTCGTCATCGACGACTCCCCATCGCTTCAGGCATCGCTCGCCAACTGCGCGATGCTCGTCGGGCTTGCTCTTGAGATTGCTGGAGTTCGGTGCAGACACATCGAACGAGAGTGTCGGCTGGCGGCCAGGACCGTCGTGCGCGAACTTCAGCGAGAACGAGGCGCTGGCAACTCGGGTGTCATCGAGGTTGATGTTCTCCGACCGAAGCCAGCGCTCGAGCTTGCGGAAGATGTCGTTCCGAGGCCCCCTCGGGTTGGCCTTGATCTCCACGTAGCCGCCGCTGCCGGGAGGCACGAGGCGCATTCGGGTGATGCGCGCCTCCTCGACCCCATCGGCCGGTTCAGTCGGCAACGGGAAGTCGGGCGTCAGCATGTGGTCCAGCTTGAACGACGGACGGAGCGGGTCGGCCGGATCGATGTCCTCGCCGAGCACTGCCTTGCAGAAGGCCGACTGCAGCGGCTCCCAGACCTTCTTGCCACCCTGCGCGAAAACCTCGAGGGACCCGTCATCAGCGCTGTAGACAAAGACGTTCTCGAACGCATAGCGGTCAGCGCGCACGGAGGGCTGGTCGGCATCGCCGTCGAACACGAGATGCTTGTCCGGATAGTCGTCAAGATAGGCGAAGAAATACTCCGCGCCACCGTGGCGATGGTAGTACACGACCTTGCAGTGACGGCCGCGCATCTGAACCGGCCCGTAGAACGATGTGAGCGCTTCGGCCAGCGCACAGAGCATGTCATCGTCCACGATGAGCTTCATTTTCGGCAGATTGTTGCGGCGCTTCCAATGCCGGCCTGCCGCCAGAGCATCGGCGCGAGCGAAGAGCGCGGCTTCCTCGAATGCCTCGCGCACATTCAGGTAGACCCACATCGCCTTGTCCGCCTTGCTGGTCTGGGCCTTGAATTCGTCAGCCCGATCAGGGCACCGCCACAGAATCTCCTCCGCGAGGACGGCGAGGCCGCGGTGGTCGGCCAGCTCGTAGATGTCTCGGAGAATGACCTGGACCTCGAGCCTGGCACGTTCAGGCAGGGCGTGCCATGCGGTGAAGACGGGCTCGATCTTGTGTTCTGTGAGGTCGTCCCAAGGGACGTCGACCAGTTGGCCGCGCTCCTCGAAGAAGGTGCGGAGGAGGGGATTGCTGATCTGCTTGAGGATCTTCCGGGGTTCGAACGGTCGTGCCATCGTGTTTGGCTCCTTGTGGATAAACTGTCCAGTGAACAGTAAACGATCGGGCGAAAAAAAGGAAACTCGCCGCGGCCG